CGCGCCCTCGGTCGAGGAGGTGATGCGCAGACTGTCGAGCCGAGCGCCTTCGATGCGCTGGGCGGGTGCCAGCGAAGACACTATCCAGTTGTCGACCACCGAGCCGATGGTGGATCCGATGAAACCACCGATGGCCGCACCGGAAAAGCCGAGGATTGCGCCGCCGAAAGCGCCGCCAATCGCGGAGCCGACAGCACCGAGAACAAGGGTTGCCATGTGTGGGGTCTCAGCTTTCGGGGAACAGAAAGGCGAAGGCGATGCGCCGCCGCCAGATCGGGGTGAGGACTTCCTCGATCACCCCAAGGCGCTCGTAGGAATGGATGAAGCTGTCGGGGGTCGTCAGAATCCCGACATGTTTGGCAATCGCGCGTGGGGCCATGCGGAACAGGATCAGTGCGCCAGGCACGGCGTCGACTATCGCGATTTCGCGCATCATCCGGCGCGCGCCCTCCGCCAGAACCTCGCGTGGGCCAGTCTCGCCCCAGTCCCGGCTGTAGGGTGGGATTGGAAATGACTCTGCGCCGACCACCTCACGCCAGACGCCGCGGGCTAGCCCAAGACAATCGCAGCCGACACCGCGAAGACTGGCCTGATCATGATAAGGCGTACCGAGCCAGGCGCGGGCAACGGTGACGACGAGATCGGAATCAGCTGCGGTCACAGCACATTCCCCTCATTGCCCCGTCCCGGCTGGCATAGCGCAGCACGTTCTGCGGGCTGACGGTCCCCCCGGACCGTCAGCTTGTCCGCCTCACCCTGACCGGGGAAATGCGTCACAGGACACCTCCAGTATTGCTGCCATCTCTGCTTGCATACCGAAGGACGCTGTCTTGCCCCGGAATGTTCGGGAAGCCCCTGAAATTGGCGACATTGGTAAACTTCGCCCCGCAGGTCGCTATGCGCTTGTCGCAGCCCGCCCGCGCGATGAAACTGTCGCCCTCTGCAATGGCGCGCACCGGCGCTTCCAGCAGCGTCAGGTTCGCGATGCTGCCCGCGAGATCATGGGCCAGCACTTCGGTGATGCGCCCGGCATTCGCCCCGCTGGTCCAGGTGAGGGTACCATACGTGAACCAGCCCGCGGCGAACCCAGCTAGGCCCGAGGCCATGAACGCCCGGTCGCGCAGCAGGTCAGTGACCACACCACTGCCCTTGTAGGTGGCGCTTTCGATGCTGATCCCGCATCGTGCGTCGCCCAGCGCCGCATCACAACTCGCCTGAAACGTCCTCCCCACGGTCTGACCCAGCACATGGGCAAGGCTGCGCACTTCGGCCACGAAGGCCATGCGGCCGCGCCGGATTTGACCGACAGCACCACGGCGCAGCAACACGCGCTGGCTAGGATCAGCCCAATTCACGCGCCATAACTCGACCTCAGCCGCATCCCAGCGCCCGTCGATGATATCGGTTTCAGTGATGCGATCCGACGTCAGAACGCCCTCGGCGTCCTGCGCATCGACAGACAAGTCGGATCCCGACCTGACTTCGGACGCGGCAAACCCGCTTTCGGGTTCGAAATCCGTGCCGTCAAACGTCAGCACCCGGTCGTGGTCGGTAAAGCCGAGCGTCACCCCATCGGCGCGAGAAATCCGCCAGCACGAGGACAGGGTGGTGGTGCCATCGTCGAGATGGGCTTGCAGCGCAGGGGTAAGCGACTTCATCGCCGGATCTCCAGCAGGGGGATTGAAGTGATCGAGCCCAACCGCTCAATGTCGAGGGTGACGTCGAGCATGTCGGTGTCAAAGCGCACTGGCACATCGAATTCGAAGCCTGCGGTGATCGCGACGCCTGCGCCGGGGGCGGTGGTAAAAGTAACCACGCCGGTGGTGGCGTCCATCGTCCAGCCCGACATCTGCTCCACCCCGTTCAGGGCGAGGCGGACGGTGCCCGCGAAAGGTTTGGCGATGGTCCTGACCCAAGTCTGTGCCCCCGAAGTGTAGCGTTTTGCCAGTTGGAAGACCTTCAGGCTGCCTGTGCCTGTGCCGATCTGCTGATCAGTCGGCGTGATTGCTTGCGACGGCAGGTTGGACTTGTAGTCCGCCCAATCCTTGTATCGGAAGCCAAAGAGCCGCCCGTTGCGCGCCTCGAAGAAAGCCACCACGGCTGCCAGATCATCAGCGCGGCGGATCCCGTAAGCCACATCATACCGCCGCCGGGAATTCGCCCAGCTGGCATTGCGTTCTTCATCACCGCTTGCGAGTTCAACAACTTGCGTGCGGCGTTCCGGCCCGCCGCGCGCCCCTCGGCTGATGTTGTCCGGAAACCTGATCTCGTGAAACGCCATATGTTTTCTCCATCGTTCGTGCTCTGGTCCCCGCAACCGGTTCCCACTTGCGGGGTCGCACTCACATGCCCCTCCGACCCAACGACACCGCCCGAGCGATGTCCGATGCCACTTGCGTGCGTGATTGCCGGAAGCTTTCGGCGTCGCGGGTCTGGATGGTGATGCTGACGTTACCGCCCGCGCCGTAGCCTGCGGTTTCCTTGCGCGAGAGCACGCGCTCTCCTTTTTGCAGGATGGCGGGCACTTCATCGGGGCGCAGCCCGGCAAAACCACCCGAATGCATCCTAGGTGCCCCGGCGAAGGCCATGACCGGCACCGCCCGCAGCGGGGCAGTGCCACCGACCAGACCACCGGCATGATGGACCGCCGCCCCGGTCATACCGGCAAACAACCCTCCACCACCGAACGAACCCAGCACGCCATCCAGCGCAGAGGCAATCGGACCGAGGATGAACTTCCGCGCGGCGAGTTTCGCCAGATCGGCCAAGATTGATGTCACGAGGTCGCCGAAGCTCAGCTTGCCGGTTTTGACGAAATTGCCCACGGCGTCCTCGGCGCTCTGGAACGCCCCGACCAGCGTCTGGCCAACGTCGGCACCAATATCGCGGGCTTTGGCTGCGTAATCGCCCAGAGCCGCAGTGACCGCAGCCCAGCCGGTTGCCGCCGCATCCGCCCCCGAGGCTGCGGCATCACCGGCCGCTTTGCCCGCCGCGCCCGCACTACCTGCGGCGCGGGCTACGCCGTCGAGGGCTGCTTCCGTGCCATCGGCAGCAATTGTCGCGGCTTCAAGGGCGGCAGCCCCATCCGTTCTTGCTGCGGTCATCGCCGCCTGCAGCGCTTGCCAACTGGCGAGCGGTCGGGTGGCTGCGTCGGTCAGCATGCCGGAGGCTTCGGTATAGGCGGCGGCCCGGTCGCGGGCATCACTGGCCATTGTGCCAAGCCCGAGGTCCGGCTCTTCAAGATAGGTTTTGCTCATCGCCGATTGGAATGCATCGGCTGCGGCGGCCCCAGCGGCAGTTGCCGCACCTTCAAACGGATTGCCAACCCTGCCCAGAGTGACCGGGTCGAGAGTGCCAATCTGAATGCCACCCTCGCCGGTGGCCCAGTCGGGCAGCAGGGCCAGCGCTGCGTTCAGGCCCGAGATGAAGGTGTTAATCCGGGTGACGACGCCGTTCAGCATCGCCTCGACGCCGCCAATCAGGCCGTTCGCTGCCTGGAAGGCGAAGTCGCCGATGGCGGATGGCAAGGCGGACCAGATCGCCTTCATGGCATCAAACGCTCCCTGGAACACTCCGGTCGCCGAATTGCCAAAGCCCACGACAGCCACCAGCGCGCCTTGCATCGCATCGGCCACGGTGGCGGTTATGCCAGACCAGCTGGTGGTCAGGCTGGCAACGACCGCATCGACGCCAAGGCCGATCAGGTCCCAGACTTCGCTGGCAAGATCGGACAAGAGGCCAAGGGCTGCGCCGAAGCCGCCAGCGCCCTCGACCAGCTTGGAAAACTGATAGGCCAGTTCGCCAGCGCCGACGATCAGGGCACCAATGCCAGTGCGGATCAGGGCCCCTTTCAAAACCGTGAGAGACAGCGAGAAGCCGCTGACGCCAAGTGCTGAAGCGCCCAAAGCGATGATGAAGCGCCCGGCAAAGAAGGTCGCGAAGGCCCCGGCGATGCTGGCAATCTCGCCGATATGCGCCCCGAGAAAGCTGATGCTGGTCTGAAACACCCCGCCCGCGCGGGTAGCGTCTGCCAGCGCATTGGCCACCGTTTCCAGCGCCGGGGCGACGGCGACCGTCAACTGGTTGGTCAGGCCGAGCCAGACCAGACCGAGGCGGTCGATGGCGTCGCCTGCGGTCCGGATCTGATCGGCATCCTGATCTGACACCGCCACGCCAAAATCGGTCACATCCTGGGAGGCTTGGCGCAGCGTCGCACTGTCGATCCGGCTGAAGGCGAGGGCGGCCTTGTCACCGAAGAGTGCCGAGGCCACCGCTGCACGTTCCGCAGGTGGCACGAACTTTGCCAGTGCGTCCTGAATGGCGACAATGCGCTCGTCGAGCGGCAGCGCCTGCAAATCCGTGGCCGTCAGGTGCAGGCGCTGCAAAGCTGCCACCGCCGTGCCGGTGCCGCCTGCGGCATCGGACAGCTTCAGGGTCAGTTTCTTGGTGGCGGCCGCGATCTCCTCCATCGAGACCCCGGCCAGATCGCCCGCGAAAGTCAGCACCTGGATGCTGCGGGTCGTGGTGCCGAGCGACTGCGCCAGATTGGCCTGCGCGTCGATGGTTTCCATCCCCGACCGGATCATCGCGATGCCTGCGGCAGCCGCAGCCGCGACGGCCACCGCTGCCGCAATCTTCACCCGGGTGGAAAACGCAGCCAGCCTGGCGTTGGCGATCTCCGCTTCCTTGGACATTCGGCCAAAGCCCTTGACCCCGGCATCGCCCACACCTTCCAGCTCGGCACGCACCTGTTTGCCGCCGACGGCGGCCAGACGGACAGAAACGCGTTTTTCAGCCATCAGGGTCCCCGATTTTCTCATTAATGCGGCAGACCATTACCGCCTCCAGTTCTGGCAACAGTTCCGCCATGACCATCGGATTAAGGCCCAGCGCATGGCCGAGTGCCAAGGCCGCGCCCATGTCCCAGCCGAGCACCGCCTTGCCCGCCACGCGCATCTGTCCGCCAAGACGCCCGACCAGATCCCAGACTTGCCAGCCGTCATGGCTCAGCGGCTGGTTCAGCCGGGTTGGGCAGTCCGGGCATTGCGTTTCACAGACTTGGCAGTAGCTGTCGCCCCCGCTGAAGTGCCAGTCGGCGAGAGCGCAGAGCCGTTTTTTTCTGCGTCCAGCAGCATGCCTCGGCTGACATAGTGGAGGTTGAACGCCTCGAAGATCGGCCAGAGCGACAACAGCGCGTCGATGCCATCCGGCGTCATGGGCAGCACGTTGCCGATCTCATCGCCGACGCCCTCCCAATCGACAATTGCGCGCCGTGCAAGGGCTGCGGCGAACACCGCCGCTCGGCTGTCATTGCTGGCATCGACCTCCAGCGCCTGAACCGCAGGATCGGAGCGGGTGGCGACCATCAAGGCCGTGGTCAGCGGCATGAGGTGCAGGCGCACGCCGTGGCCAAGGTCGAGCCATTGCGGCTCGGGCGAAAGATTGATCCGGATCATGGGTACCCTGCCATCGTGTTGACCAGCACCACGGTGCACATCCGCGCCGGGCTGGTGGCCAGAGCGGCTTGCCAATCGAAGGACGCCTGCACGCCTTTCGGGCCTTTAATCTCGATGCGCGGACGCGGCAGATAGACCGCATGGGCGGTGAGGGTCAGGCTCTCGCCGCTGCCCAGCGCGTAGCTGAACTCCAGCGCCGCCGCCGTGCCGTTGATGGCTTGGGTCAAGAGGGTCGTGTCGGCAAAGCGCACGTCGATCTTGCCGGTCAGGGCCGAGATGGTCGGGTCAGCGCCGTCGATCCGGGCATCGGAGCGGATGGTCTCGATCCGGTCCAGATTGTTGGCATAGGTGACGTCTGCTGAGACAATATTGCCCAACGCCACCCCGTCGCGCTTGATCGCGCCGTTGAAATGGCCGAACCGCTTCAGGGCAATTGCTGTTGGCGTGCCCGCGCCGGTGGCCGCCGCAATGGTCTCGCCCTGTGCCACCAGCGTGGCTTTGGCACCGAGAAGACCGGAGCGCTCCATCTGCCAGGAAAGCGAATCCAGCACACAGCCGGAATACATCGCAAAGCGCGGCACTTCGGGCATGCCGACCTCGATCGACATGCTGGGCAGGGTCCAACTGCCGGAAAGGAATGTATGCGAATTCAGACCGCCGGTCAGGGTCGCCGCTGATACCGTTCCGTTGGATAACGGCGAGATCGACGCCGCCAACGTGAAGGTGTTCCCCGCGCTGCCGAGCGTGTCATAGATCATGGTCAGCGCCGTGGCGGTGCCGGTGTAAGTCGCCAGCGCCACGCCGGTGACGACACTTGCGTTCAGCGCCACGGCGAGCGCTGTCATAGTGGCCGCCAGGTTGGCCCCGATATTGACCTGGTTGCCGACAGCGCCCGAGGCCACAAAGGTGAATACCGTGCCGTTGATCGTCAGGGTGCTGTTGACGGCGGGCTGGGCCGAGAAGTTGATCGCGCCGGTCGCTGCAATGGTGCCTGCCGTAGTGGGTGCCCCGAAGGCCGCCTTCAGCCAGAAGCCGAACCCCACTGCATCGATGGGCACCTCGACGTCGCCGTCTGTGGTGATCGCATCCAGCAAGGGGGCGCGGGGATCGCGGCCATAGCCCAGAAGCTCGGATGGCAGCAGTGGCTGCTCGGCGGCCAGCGAACTGGTGATGAAGGGCATCTGGGTAAAACCAGACCCCGGCGGGGTGCCGTAAACTGTCTCGAACGCAAGCGCCATCTGCGCCCGCGCTCCTTGTGCGCGTGCCATGTCATTGTCCTTCTGTAAGGGAAATCAGGTTAGGGGGTCTTGGGTGGCGTAATGCAGCACGAGGATGATCACCGCCGCCTTCAGGGCTGCTGCCCCTTCGATGGGCAGGTCGACCGGCTCCGGTGCTTCCGCCTCGACCCAATCGCAAAGCCCGCCCAAGGTACGATCTGCGGCCAGCGCCGCGCCGATGGACACGGTCAGCGCATCGAACAGCGCATCGCGCCCAGCGCCCGCCTGGATTACCACCTCCAACTCCGCCCGGTGCTCATAGAAATAGGTCAGCGGCGACAGCGCCACCTCCGGTTCACCTGGCTTGCCGTCGCGCAGGATGATCAGGCCTGTGGCGGGAATGCGCTCGGGCAGCACATCACCGCGCAGCACCGGGGCGGCGAGGGTTTGCAGCCGCGCGTGCAGGGCGGTGAGGACAGTTTCGCGTTTGCTGGGCATCAGAGGTGATCCTCCACCCAATTGCGCACGATGCTGCCCGGAATGCCCGCCAGCGCCCGCTCGGCATCCCGTGCCAGATCAAGTCGCTTCGGCAGTTTAACCTGCCGGACCAGCAGGAAGATTGGTGCGGTCACCTGACCTTTCCCGGTTTTCGACTTGGAGACTGCCGCTTGGTCGCGCGTGTTCAGCCGCACCGCATCCGCGACCAGTAGGCTTGGCCCACGGCTGCGATAGACGAAACGCAGGCGCAAGCCGGTCTTTTGTTCCCACATGCCCGGCGTGATGCGTTTGCCTCCCTGCGCCTTGCCAGCGGCGGGCAGCGGAATGGCGAGCCAGAAGCCACTGCCCGAGCGGATAAGCGGCCCGGTGTCATGTGCGCCGATGATCACCGGGGCGTTGGACCAGACCAGTGCTGCGGCATCCAGACTGTTGCGACCCTTGGGATAGATTTGCGAGCGAATGGTATTAGCCAGCCGCTGACCCAAACCTGCGCCGGTGATCTGCACCCGCCACGCAGATTTGAGGCTAGTCCCGGCTTGGGTCATTGTCACCGAGACGGCTTTCTGTCCTGCCGCGATTTCGGCGCGCATCAGGGCCACGAGATCGGGGGTGAAGCTGACGTCCAGTTTCATGCTTGCCTCGTGTTAAGCGTCCAGATCAGCCGTTCGCGATCCAGCTTCGGCTCGCCTTGCAAGATGAAGTCCTCCAGCCCGATCCTAACCAGATCGCCGGGGGCGGGCGTCGGCATGTCGGCCACGCGCGCATCCAGCATGGTGGTTTCCGACAGGATGCGCCCAGCGCCGAAGGGTGTGACCTCATCCGGTGATTTGCGGATGAGCCGGACGGCAGCGCCGGGGCCGGTTCCGCCCGCAAACCAGAGGGCGTCCACCGCCATGTTGGCATCGGCAAAGATCACGTTCATGGCGGTGGCGAAGGCGTTCATTCTTCCGTCCCTTCAGATCAGTTGGACGTGAACAGGCGGATCGCCGTGCGCGGTCGCTTGTTCACCGGCAAGATCGAGGCTTCTGTCAGGATGTTGATCCAGCGGTCCTTCTCGTCCATCAGTTGGCGGGCGTAGAGCGGCAGACCGATTGTGTTGGCGAGGCTGATCTGGTTGGCCGGGCCGCCATAGGTGGTGAAAGTGTCGATGGTGCCGATCGGAAAGGCGATGCCTTCGCCTGCCGGGATCAGCCGTTCCGCCACGCCGGTAGAAAGCGTCACCGTGCCGCGATATTCCTCGAACAGGATGCCCGCGAAGGGAAACGACCGCCGCACATCCTGGCGGAGCGGCTGCGCGCCCATGGCCGAGTAGAACTTGTAGGCGTCCTGCGTCAGAGCATGGCCGATCAGCTTGTCGAAGAATTCCGGGCTGACCAGCGCATAGACGCTGATCATCGACTCGCCCAAGAGGTTGTCTTCAACAGCCCGGATCGCGTCGCGGACCTTGGCCTGCACGAGGGTGGTGGCGGTGCCCAAGAGGAAATCCACCGAGATCTGTGCAAGGCCGAATTCGGTGAAATAGTTGTAGAGCGTGGTGCCAGCACCATCCTTCACGATGCCACGGAGCGCGTTCATCTCCATATATTCGCGGGTCTGGGCGTGCTTCCTCCGCATCAGGGTCAGCTTGCGCATCATCACGGCGGCCAGCTGCTCGTTTTCGCTGCCACCAAAGGCAGGCACGCCCTGAATGTCGGAGGCGAGGATCACATCATCATGCGGTATCCACGGCAGCCCGAACGAGCGCATCGAGCGGCCTTGCCGGGTGGCAACCGTGGCGGGCGCACCGAGTGGCACCGAAGGCAGGACGTTCAGGGCACCATCGAACTGCTCGATGATGACCGACCTTTGGGTGATGCCTTCGAAGCTGAACAGGCCGATCTCGCCCAGACGGGTGTAGAGGTTGGGCAGGATGTTGATGGCTTGGGTCATTTCGGCAAGCGAATAGCCGCCCGCGTCAAACGGGTTGCGAATGATGGCGTTCATTGGGTGTCTCCAGGAGGTTTTGGGGTGGGATCAGGGGTGGCGATTATGACGCTGCGAATCAAGCGCTGGTGCGCGGCACGATGCCGACGGCGACCAGTTCGGTCCATTTGGTGGCGGTCAGAGGCACGGTGTTGACCGACACGTCAAACACCAGTGCAGCTTTCGAGACGATGGCGGGCCCGCGCGCCAGAATGACGCCGGTGGCATCCGCCGCCGTGGCATCTGCCGGGTTCAGCAGCACCGCCAGTGCCACGGCCGAGCCATCCACCGCGCCGACAACGGCCAGCTTGTATTTGCCGCTGGCGGTGATCTTGCCCAGTACCGATCCGGACTTGTAGTTCGTGCCGAGAAGCAGGGTGATCGCTTCGTTGGTGTAGTTCGGGTCAATCTGGAATTTGACGACATCGCCTTGCGACGGCGCTTGGGTCAGCGTGGGCATGGTTCAGATCCTTTGTATGTCAGAGGTTTACGCAGGTTTGCCCGCGCTGGCGGCGCGCTTGACAGCGGCCAAAAGCGGGCTTTCCGGAGCGGCGGATTTGGGCGGCGGCATCACGGCGATGGCTGCGGCATCGCTGCGCGCAGCCAGCTGGTTCAGGATGGAGGCGCGCAACGCGTCCGGTCGGATGCCCTTTTGCACGGCCTCGGCCACATCAATGGTCACACCCAACCGCGCCGCCTGCGCGCCCACGGTGGCCAGTTCCGCCGCCTCTGCGCGCACGAGGGCCACGGCAGTCGCGGCTTCGCTCGGAACAGCTGCGGGCGGAGCAGGCGGGACGGGAGACGGCGCGGCGGGCGCTGGCGGGGCCAGTCCTTCGGTTTCTTCGGGGTTGGGGTCTTCGGTCGTGGTGGATGCGTTGGGTTTCATGATCGACTCCTTGTACTGTTGGGATTGTTGGACGCTTCCGGGCCTAGCGCTGCGGATGCCGCCACGCCGGTTCACGGCATCGGCGAAAGCAGCAAATGCCGATACCGGGTCAGAGACTTCGTCTGCCAGCCCGGCCGTTACAGCCTCCGCACCGCGATAGCATTCCGCTTCGGTGGCCAGCGCTGCCGCTGCGGTCAGGCTGCGACCACGACCGGCAGCGACGGTCTGGGCAAAGAGGGTGCGGATGCCGTCGATTTCTCCTTGGATGCGGGCGCGCACCGGTTCGGGCAGCGGGGCGTATGGATTGCCGTCGACCTTGTGCGCGCCGGAATGCATCAGCGTGACGGCGACGCCCGCGTCCGACAGTTGCCCACTCAGATCAGCATGCATCACAACGACGCCGATGCTGCCGACCGCGCCGGTGCGGGGCAGGATGATGCGGTCGGCCTGTGAGCCCAGCGCATAGCCCGCCGAGAAGGCGTGTTCGGCGACGAAGGCCCAGACCGGCTTTGCCGCCCGCGCGGCGCGGATCGCATCAGCAAGATCAAACACCCCTGCGACCTCGCCACCGAAGCTGTCGATTTCCAGCGCGATGCCAAGCACCGCCGGATCCGAGGCGGCAGCGGTAATCTGTGCCGCGATGCCCTCGTAGGACGTCTGCCCGGACGATTGCCCGATCCAGGCCCCGCGATGCACCAACACACCAGATATTTCGATCACGGCGACGCCATCGACCGTCGCAAAAGGCGTCTGGCTATTGCCGCGGTATTGTTCGGCCAGACCATTGGTCAGGATCCCCGCCCGAGCGGGCAGCGCCGCGTGGGCCATATCCTCGGGTGCGACCTCAAGACCAGCCAGCCGCAATTGCCGCCCGGTGATGCGTGGCCCAAGACCGGACAGGAATGCCATGGCCTTTGACGGTTCCACCAACAGCGGCGTGTTGAAGGCGCGCTGGGCAATCTGCGCGTGAAACATCTGGATCACTCCTTCGGGGCGGCATCTTGGGTCGGTTGTTGGTCGGTATCCGGCGCATCCTGTTTGGGCGCGTTCTCGTCGTCTGCATTCGGATCCCCGCCGCCCGGTGCTTGCGCAGGCGATCCCGGACGACGGAAGTCGAGACCCAGCCGCTTCTCCCGGTCGCGTTCGCGGGCGATTTCGGCGTCGACCTGTTCGGCGTCATAGCCGCGCTCGGCGATGGCCTGCGTCCTCGACTTCAACCCGGCTTCGATCTGGGCGATTTCGGCGTTGGCGTCCTTCAAGGGATCGACCCAATCCCATTTGGTCGGCAGCCAGTTGCAGGCGAGGTATTCCGCGCGGCGGCGGTCGTAGCCCGGCAACCGGAGCGCGCCCGACAGCATCGCCGTGTCCATGAAGCGTGCCCAGACCGGGCGGCACATCTGGAACACCATCACCGAATGCTGCCAAGCCGAGACGCGGCGGCGAAACTCGATCAATGACAGCCGCGAGTTCGAGAAGTTGCCCTTGGCGCCGTCATTGCTGAGGTAGCCATAGGGAATGCCCAGCGCGGCGGAAATCTGGAGGAGGGTGCGATACTGAAACGGCTCGTAGGTGGACCCTGAATCGGCCGGGGCACTGACGGTCACGTCTTCGCCGGGATCAAGACGGACCACCTGGCCGGGTGCCACTTCATATTCCTCGTCAGGCGGAGCCAATGGGTTATCCGGCGCGGGCGAGGTCACGAACATCGCATACATCGCCGCCACCTTTTTACGGTCCAATTCGGCGTCGTCATATTGATCGAGCAGGAATAGCTTCACGATGGCGGGGGCAAAGCGCGATACGCCCCGCAACTGCCCGGCCTCGACCGGGTCGATGACATGCAGCACTTCGGTGGCCGGAACCCGGACGGTTTCGCCGGATAGACCGGGATCGGTGCTGTCGCCGGGGTGGCGGCGCAGGAAATGGAAGGCCACGCGGCGGCCGACCCGATCAAACTCGATCCCTTGGCGGATGATGTTGCCATTGCCGTCCACCGCGTTGTGCTGAAGCGGCAGCATTTCCGATGGCAGCATCTGCACTTGCAAGGGCACGACCAGCCCATCCTCCGGGCGGCGGGGCCGGAACCGCAGGAACACTTCACCGGTCATGAATACCTCGCGGGCTGCTCGGCGCTGCAATCCGTAGAAGTCGGTCAGCCCCTCAGCATCGGCATCATCGGTCCAGGCCAGCCAGAGCCGCTGCACCGAGTCCTTGCGCGAGGCTTGGGCGATGCTGGAATTCGGGCTGATGCCATCACCGACGGTATTGGCGGCCCATGACTCAACGGCGTTGGCGGCATAGCCATTGTTGCGCACAAGCCAGCGGGCGCGGGCGTTCATCTCCGGCCCGGACGCCGCGATCAGCGCGTTGACATGGGCGCGCGAGGTGGTGAAGCCCTTCAATCGGCGCTGGCCAGAGGTGGCGTCAAAGCCCCCTGGCATGCCAAAGCCGCCGACCCAAGCGCCAACACGGGCACGCCAGTTCGTCGTTGCCATGATCACAGATCCTTGCTGGCAAAGGGCCGGGACACCCGCGACCGCGTGACGGTGGTGTCGGCGGCTGCGATCCTCCGTTCCAGATCGAAGATCGCGGCGGCAAGTTCCGCGTCCGAGCCGTAGGTGATCTGCCGCCCGTCATAGGTGATCGACCGCACCCCGCCGAAGCGCATGCCCAGAAGGGCCGCGAGCAGCGCCTGCATCTCAGCCAGAGTCATCGTCATTTCCTCAAATAGGTCGGGGTCACCGCGCCGGAACGGCGGCGGCGCGGTGTCAGCACGGTTCCGGCGGTTGGGGCGGTTTGCTCCACCACCACGGCCACAACTTGTTCTTTGGTTTCCACGCCCGCCTGGACTTCCAGCGAACGCCACGTCGCCTCGTCCCAGCGGTCGGCGCCGAGGATCCATGCTGCAGCACGGGCATAGACCCGGCAGTCCAGCGCCTCGTTTCGCTCGCGCATTTTCTGCCATTCCTGGTGGCCGAAGCCGCGCTTGTTGCGCACCGTCACCATCTGTTCCGCCACCAACTGCTTCAGCCATTCGGTGTCGGCCCAACTGGGCAGGTGCATGGTGCCCGCGGGATCGCAGACACCAACAGCGCGATCCTCGTCCGAGGGGCGTTCCAGCCGCAGGAACCGATACGTCTCGGCCTTGAAGGTCGACACCGCGATGGTCCAGAGCCGCGCCCCGCGCCGCAGGCGCTTGCCGCCGATCGTGGCATCGACAAAAGTCGGTCCCGACACCGGGGTGGAACGGTTGAAGCTTTCCACGCCTTTGATCGGGGTGACCTGCGCGTAACCGGCGGCCCGCGACCAGGCGTAAACTGCCGGGGCCTCGTAGCCGGTGTCGATGGCCAGCTTGGACAGCTGCATCACCGCGCCGCTTTCATGCGCCCATGACCGCCCGAGAAGGGCTGTCAGCTTATCCCATGCAGCGGTATCTTCTGGCCCACCCGGAATGACGATGTGTTCGACGAGCCAGCTTTCCAATCCCCGGCCCCAGGCCCAGATGTCGACTTCGATCCGGTCCTTCTGCACATCCGCCCCGGCGGTCAGGAACAACCCGAGATGCGGCACGGTGGCGGCGAAAACCTCGCGGCGGTCGGCCAGACGCTGCCATTCCGGCGCATCGCCAGACTCGACCCATGTCTCGCCGAGCAGGGTATTGCGTGCGGCGCGCAGCATCTCGTCGGAGCCCTGAGCCGCCAACCAGTCCCGCGCGATTTGCACCCAGCTTTTCCAGCCCAGCGGCGAGTAGAGCGCCGAGATGTGAAAGCCGATGGAATGCGGATCGACCGACACCGCCGTCGGCCGCCATTCGCCCCGCTCCAGCATCTGCGTCTTGTGATGCTCGGCGATGGGCTTTTCACACCCCTCGCAGGCGTAGGCCGCCGTTTCGGGTTGGCACTTCGCCCAGCGCAGGCGTTCAAACTGCAACCACTGCATCGCTCCGCAGTGCGGGCAAGGCACGAAATACCGGCGCTGGTCTGACGCCTCGAACTCGCGCTCGATCCGGCTCAGGCCCCGGATTGTCGGGGTCGAGACCATGAACACCTTGCGGCGGTGCGAGAAGGTCGTGGTCCGCGCTTCGGCCAAGGTGACCGGATCGCCTTCCTCGTCGGCGGACGCCGGATAGGCGTCAACCTCGTCGAGGAAGATGTAGCGCGCAGGCATCGAGCGCAGGCCAGTGGCGCTGTTAGCGCCGGTCAGCACCAAGATACCGCCGGGGAATTCCTTCGACAGCATCGAGTTACCAGCGTCGCGCGACCGCGCCGGTTTGACCCGTTCTCGTAGCGCCGGGCTGTCCTCGATCAGCGGATCGAGCCGCCCCCGCGAGGTGCGCTTGGCCATTTCCACCGTCGGCAGTACCGCCAGCATCGGCCCCGGCGCATGGTGGATCACAAAACCAATCCAGTTGTTGCCCGCCTCGGTCGCCCCGACCTGCGCCGCTTTCATGAACGAGATCCGCTGCGCCGGATGGCGGGGCGACAAAGCGTCCATGATTTCGCGCAGGTAGGGCGTCCGCGCCGTGCGATAGCGCCCGGGTTCGGCAGACGCCCGCGATGACAGAAAACGGTGCTGGTCCGCCCATTCCGACACCGTCAGATCCGGGTCCGGGCGCATGCCCCGGCGCCAGGTGCGCAAGATGTCCTCGGCCCCGTCAAACCCGAGGTCGAGGTCGGCGGTCAGGTCATCCTGGTCTCCGTTTGTGCCAAGCTGCTCTTCACTCTCATGCAAGCGAGACCCGGAGATCGGCGAGGGCTGCGAGTTGCTCTCTGACATGGGTTTCCAGCACCCTCTGCAGGATCGCGGCCTCGATCATCACCGGTTTTCCGGATTGCTTTTCCACCTCCGCTGCAATTTGCGCGGCCATCAGCGCCGCCACCCGCGCGGGCCATGTCACCCAGACATCGCGTTCTTGCCGCGCCAGGCGGAATACCAACGCTTCAGCCCGCGCCCGATCAACCAGCGTGCCCTTCTTCTTTTGAATTGCCAGCTGGCGTTCCTGCGCTTGGTAAACTGTCAGCGCGGTGCGCGCCTTCAGATAGGATGAACTGTCGGCCGGGCCGGAGAAGCCACTGTCGCCGCCACCCGTGCTGCGCCTCTGCTGATCCGGATCGGTCATCTCCGACCGACGGGCGTCCGATGCTGCCGCATTGATCGACCCATCACCGTAAACCACCAGCCGCCCGGCCTTGCGGGCCTTCTGGATCGCCCCGCGCGACAGGCCGGAATGGCCGGAATATTCCCGCTCGCTCATACCGTCCATGGTGCCGACCGCCTTTCCTAAAGCAATGATATTGCATGTTATTCAGTTGATTACACTCCGGGAAAGAGCGACTCTGATTGTACCAGAACGATGCAACTCACCCTCGGAGACCAAGCCATGACCGCCAAGACTGCAGGACCCAGCGAAGCCCTGCTGCTGGAGATCGCCGCCAAGCATTTCTTCCTTGAAACGCTGGAAACCCGGAGCAGCGATAGCCTCAATTTTCACGATGTCGCCATCTGGGCGATACGTGCCGCCCTCGAGGACGCCTACGAGGCCGGACGCATCGCCGGTGCCAAGGCCATGCTGGCCGCCGCCACTGCCGCCCGTTGAAAGGATCAAGCCATGACCATCCGCAACGATGTTGCCACGCTGCCCGGCATGCAGCAGATCTGAGGTACGCAGATGAGCACCCGCGCGCGATCGCCATCCAGATCACCCCCGACGAATGGGCCCATGTCTACGTCCATTTCGACGGCTACCCGGCCCACATGCTGCCCGCTCTGGCGCGCTGGAAGCCCGAGGATATCCTCGTTGCCCGGGAAATTCGGCAGGTCATGCCCGAGGTGCTGGATTGCTTCGCCCCGCCCCGTGCCCCGCGCATCCTGCCGCGCCCGACGCGAGAGTTTGCCCATCTCTACATGTGGATTGGCTGCCAGTGGGTGCACGTGGTGCCACAAGCCGATGCGGGCCGAGCAGCGACGGGAGTTTAATCAGAAAGCACTGATATTGCTTGTATTTGCCTACACTACGCGCCCCGCTAGAGCGATGGTGATTACACGAAAATGATGCAACTCACCCCCGGAGACCACGCCATGACCACCCGCCGCGCGACCGACAATACCAAGGCCCTCGACGCATTCATGACCACCAAGTTCCAGATCGACGCGATGTTGGATCGCCTGAAGGCCCTGAGCGACGACCATTTCGAGACCCACCCAGATGAGATCAACTGGGGCGACGTCGGCACCCTGAACCACTACGCCAGCCTGCTGCGCCAGATCACTGATAGCGCTTTCAAGGAGGGCGAACACGCCAAGTGAACGCCGCCACCCCGCCAAGCCCCGCGGTGGCGGGGCGTGTTTTCGTAAAAGGGCCGCATGTCGCGCCTCCCGATCACTGGAGTCACCAATGTCCTACCAGACGCTGCTACACGAACTGGCGCCCGACCTGAACCCCGCCGGGGTCGAAGCCTCGATGCGCCTGCACTACTGCACCCTGAACCACCTCCCGCGCGAAACCTTTGTGGCCGAAGCCAAACTCGCTGCCGATCTGGAGGGCCTGTCGCCCGGCATCCTGCGCAAGATCGCCGACAGCATTGGCATGGCCGACGACTTCGCCAAGTGGGAGGCCAATCATGCCGCTTGATCCCGCCCAGCGCCATCAGATCGAACAGGACGCGATCACCGCAGCTTGGGAGGCCGAACGCCTGGCCGCATGCGACGACGCCATCGCCCTGCTGCGTGAGATCGTCGGTCTGGAGCGGGACGATGATGGCGACGTGATCCTTGGCGCGGATGCCAACGGCCACAACGATCTGCTGTTGCGCATCGCCACCTTCCTTGCCACCCACGACCAATAGGGGAAAGCCATGACGAAACTTACCGAAACGCAGACCACCATCCTGACCGCCGGATCCCAGCGCCCGGACAACATTGCCCTGCCGCTTCCGAAAGGGCTGGCAGGTGCGGCGGCGAAGATGGCCGTGACCAAGATGATTGAGCGCGGCTGGCTGCAGGAGGTTGACGCCAACTTGCGGCGCGGCGAACCGCTCTGGCGCGAGACCGGTGATGGCCATGGCACAACGCTGGTGGTCACCGACGCGGGCCTGCTGGCCATCGGGATCGAGCCCGTGGTGGCCAAGACAGAGGTCGAGATCCATGAAGACGCCGCCGAAGCGCCAGCGCCCAAAGTGCCAATGTTGCGCGCTGGCACGAAGCAGGCGATGCTGATTGAACTGCTTCGCGCGCCTGAGGGCACCACGATGGACGAGATCGTCGCCGCAACGGGGTGGTTGGCACACACTGCGAGGGGGGCCATGTCCGGGGCGTTGGGCAAGAAGTTGGGGCTGGTTGTGGCCTCTGAAAAGGATGCCACACGCGGAAGGGTTTATCGGCTCCCCGCAGTGTGAACCGCCATTTGCCGATGCCAAGATGAACACCTTCTACATAGGGCGGCGTTTCTCATTTGGTACCTCGCATCCGGATCGCCTCGAACATGCGCCGCAATGCGAAGGAGCGGCAGATCGATATCATCGTGAAGGCCGCGCTGATCTTCAGGTTCTGCGCCAGCGTGACGTGCACACCGAAGGACGGGAAGATCAGGACCTGAGTGGCGACGGCGACGCAATAGCCCACGATCACATTGACGATGGACTCGACCAGCGACATGGCGCGCGACTGTTTCATGCTGCTGCCTCGTCAAGGGATGATCGTTGCGCCGTCTTTCCCGTCGCCATTTCCCATCGCCGCACGGCCACGTCGCAATAGACCAGGTCCAGCTCCATCGCAAAACAGCGCCGCCCAGCGCGTTCTGCGGCAACAAGCTGCGTGCCAGACCCGCAGAACGGTTCATATATCAGATTGCCCGAATCCGAGAATGCCGTCAGCACCGCCTCGACCAGCGCCACCGGAAAAACTGCCGGGTGCGATCCGGCTGCGCCCAGCCCGCCCTTGTGGCGCATGATGCGGAACACGCTGTCGGGGATGCGGTGGCTTTGGATCGCGTTGCCGGTTCCGGTCTTGGCGTGGATGGTGCCGTCGGCGCCGCGCAGTCCACCGCCGCCAAGGGTTTCGCCCGCATGCTTGGACGGCACGGTCTTGTGCGGTTTGCGGGGGGTGCGGTTGAAATGGAAAATGAACTCGTGCGACGGGGCCAGACGTCCGTTCCAGTCGCCCGGCAGGCCGGGGCCCTGATCCCACACATACCAGCCAAAGCGCCGCCAGCCAGATTTGCGCATCCATTCCACCCATCCTTGCCAATAAGGCTGCCATTCGCTGTCGCGGTGCACGAGGCCGAGGTTGACCAGAAGCTGGGCGTCGGTCGTGACCGGCGCTGCGGTGAAGACGCCCTGCATCAGCGCATCCCAATCACCGACCTTTTCCTTCGCCGCGCCGTAATCGCGCTGCTGGGCGTAGGGCGGTGAGGTGAACATCAGCGTGGCCTGTTCGCCCTGCATCAGTCTGGCAACGGCGGCGGGATCGGTGGCATCGCCGCAGCACAGCCGATGCTTGCCCAGCGTCCAGATGTCGCCCGGGCGGGTTATCGGTTCGGTTGGTGGTTCGGGGATCGCATCAGCCGCATCGTCGGAAATCGCCGGGCAGTCGTCGGCATCCGCCAGCAGCGCATCCAGTTCATCGTCGGGGATGCCGATCAGCCCGAGGTCGAAATCGTCGGCCAGCAGCGCCTGTAATTCCTGCAACAGCAGCGCCTCGTCCCAGCCGCCCAGTTCGGTGAGTTTATTGTCAGCGATGCGGTAAGCCCGGCGCTGCGCTTCGGTCAGGTGGCCCAGCACGATCACCGGGGCCTCGGTCAGCCCCAGGAGGGCGGCTGCCAGTATACGACCATGGCCCGCGATCAGCTCCCCATCAGCCGCCACCAGCACCGGCACGGTCCAGCCGAACTCCGCCATGCTGGCGGCGATCTTGGCGACCTGATCGGCGTCATGGGTCTTGGCGTTGCGGGCGTAGGGTTTGAGGCGGGCGAGGGGCCAATGCTCGATCCGGCCCGGCAGCAAGGGCGCATTCATGCCGCCAGCCTCTTCGCCTTCAGGTCGGCGAAGGTCTCGCCGGTGTCGGCAAGCACGGCGTTGGCGCCGGTGAATTGCTGCCAGCGCTCGATGGCCACGTCGACATAGGCCGGGTTCAATTCGATCCCGAAGCACACCCGTCCGGTGGTTTCCGCCGCGATCAGGGTGGTGCCCGATCCCATGAAGGGTTCAAACACCGCCTGGCCCGGGCTGGAATTGTTCAGCATCGGGCGGCGCATGCATTCGACCGGCTTCTGCGTGCCATGCACGGTGGCGGCATCCTGGTCGTTGCCCGAGATGTGCCAGAGCGTGGTCTGTTTCCGGTCACCCGCCCAGTTGCCCTTGCCGGTCTTTTTCACGGCATACCAGCAGGGCTCATGCTGCCAGTGGTAATCGCCCCGGCTGAGGACGAGGCGGTCCTTGGCCCAGATGATCTGCGACCGAACGGCAAAACCTGCCGCCACTAGGCTCTCGGCCACGGTCGTGGCATGCAGCGCGCCATGCCAGACATACGCCACATCGCCGGGGAACAGCGCCCACGCTTCGCGCCAATCGGCACGGTCATCGTTCAGGACCTTGCCGGTACGTTTGGTTTTGGCCGCGCCCGCGTGGTTGCGCCAAGACGGATCATACTCGACGCCATAGGGCGGATCGGTGACCATCAGCAGTGGCTTCACATCGCCGAGCAATCGACCGACCACATCGGCAGACGTGCTGTCGCCGCAGATCAGCCGGTGTGATCCGAGCTGCCAGAGATCGCCCGCAATCGACACCGGCGTGACCGGAGGTTCGGGAATATCATCCTCGCCCTCGACAGCGCCACTCTCCACCTGATCCGGATCGCGCAGCAGGGCGTCCAGATCTTCGTCGGTGATCCCGAGCAGCGACAGGTCGAAATCTTCGGCCAGCAGCCCCGCGATCTCGTCGCGCAGCATCGCCTCGTCCCACTCGCCCAACTCGGTCAGCTTATTGTCCGCGATGCGGTAGGCGCGGCGCTCGGCCTCGTCCAAATGGCTGAGCCGGATCACCGGCACGTCCTTCAGACCCAGCATCGCCGCCGCCAGCACCCGGCCATGCCCGGCGATCAGCTCACCATCGTCGGCCACCATGCAGGGGACGGTCCAGCCGAACTTCGCCATGCTGGCCGCGATCTTGGCCACCTGATCGGTGCCGTGGATCTTGGCATTGCGGGCATAGGGCCGCAGCCGGTCAATCGGCCAAGTCTCTATCTGGCTCGGCGCAAAGACGAGGTCCATGGGCGATTCTCATTCGGACAGGGCGGGCAAGCCGAGACGCGCCGCCGGAAGGGGCAGCAGCAAAATCGGGATCCGCGATGTGGGGGAAAACGAAAGCGCCCGCGAGGGCTATCCTCCGGGCGCTATTCTTCGATGATCAAGGGGTAGGTCAATAGGGGCAGCTTTGTCAAATGAAAAATATACGTGGATTCAATGGCTTCTCAGCAGGTGGCTTCCGCTGGCTGGCTTCCGGCGTGGTGGCTTCCACAAACTGGATTCCCTGGATTCCGCAAAAGAATCCAGCGCGCCAAAGTCGTGATTCCGCAAGCCTTTGATAATGAGTCGCTTTTTCCAAAATCGTGCGGCAGGTGGCTTCCGCCTGGATTCCCCGGTGAAAGTGCCTGTCGCTAGCGAAATGCCGCGCTGCGCCCCCCCGCATACAAATGGGGCCGGGGAGGAACCATGCCAGGGGGACGTGGTGCCGCGGCCCGACCAACTGATGGGGGCTACTATTGGGCGTCGCGAAGTTTGGCGGCGAGTTCAAACGACACAAGCGCAACTCCAATCTCTCAAATTTGTCGCCCCTTGGTACCCCATCGATCTTCTCAGAATTGAAGGGAAAAGTTGCATCAAGTCTTTGGGGCGGCTACGGTTTTCAGCAATGGGGTGGCTACAGGATGTCTGTTCGGTTGCCCGTCTAGATCGAAGCAGAAATTTCGGAGAGTGTTGCGTTGGAAGACCCTGCCGAATTCAACCGCATCCTGATCGCAGAAATCAAAGAGGAAATGACGGCGACGGGCCTTCCCTTCGAGGATATCTTCTTTGAACGGCTCAGCGGGAGTCTTGAAGCCGAGGGTGAAATCGAAACGGCAGATCGCGTGCTATTTGAAGGTGGAGCGTCCGGCAAGACGCTTAGGGTGGACGGCGTGGGTGGTGATCCCCGTGACGCGGAGGGCGTCCTGAGTGTCATTATCTGCGAGCCATTTCCTGATGGAGAACCCGCCACGATCAATGCAGCGGATGCCAAGAAGACCTTCGGGCACTTGATCAATTTTGTTGCTGCCGCCAGGCGCACGGAGTTTAGGGATGCTTTACATCCCGAAACGCCAGAGGCAGGCCTTGCCAACATGATTTACGAAGCGTGGCCTTCGGTGAGTAAGGTCAAGTTGATCCTCGTCACCAACGCGTTGTACAGCGCGCGGACTGACGCGGTCGTCGCCGGTAAGATTGCCGAGATACCCGTCACCTACAACATCTGGGATCTGAACCGCCTGCACCGAATTGAGAGGTCCGCGTCCAAGGAGAAGATCGTCGTTGATTTCGCAAACGACTTCGGCGGTGCGCTGCCTGCGCTTGCGGCATCAGGGGACGACGCCGAGTTGCCTGCCTACTTGGCGGTGATCCGGGGGACTCAACTGGCCGAAATCTACGAAAAATGGGGCGCCAGGCTACTTGAGTCCAACATCCGGAGCTTCATCCAAGCCCGGCGGAAATCTGTGAATGAAGGTATCCGCGATACGATCAAGACTGAACCAGAGATGTTCTTCAGCTATAACAATGGTTTGTCCGCAACTGCAGATGCTGTGGTGACTGAAGCGACGTCGGAGGGCCTTCGCATCCTGTCTGCCCACAACCTCCAGATCGTGAACGGCGGCCAAACAACGGCATCTCTCCACGCCGCCCTGCGAGCCGCCTCCGACAACCTTGGCAAGGTTCACGTCCAAATGAAACTCACCGTAGTGCCTGCGGACGATTCCGAACGCGTGGTGCCGAACATCTCAAAATATGCCAACAGCCAGAACAAGATCAGTGCTGCCGATTTCTTCTCAAACCACCCGTTCCATATGAGGATGGAGGACTATTCACGACGGGTTTTCGCCCCTGCTGCCGAAGGGACCAACCGAGAAACAAGATGGTTTTACGAGCGCGCGCGCGGTCAATACCTGGTCGAAAGGGCCAAAAGGTCCCAGGCCGAAAAACGCCGCTTCGACATGGAAAATCCCAGAGGGCAGTTTTTCACCAAGACGGATCTTGCGAAGATCGAACTGTCTTTCCGGCTGAAACCTGACACCGTAAGCAAGGGCGCGCAGAAGAATTTCGCGGCTTTTGCGTCAGAAATCGGCGAGGCTTGGTCCGCAAGCGACAAGAAGTATGATGAGACTTGGTATCGTCGTCTCGTGGCCAAGGTCATTGTTTTCAGAACCTTGGAAAAGGCGGTGCCTCGCCAGGAATGGTACCCCGGCGGATATCGTGCGAACATCATCACATATGCCATTGCCAAGCTTGTGGATGACGTGGACCAACGGGATATGTTGATCGACATGGATCAGGTCTGGGCTCGCCAACATGTACCGAAGGAACTGTTGAACGCATTGCTTGACGCGGCCGAGGTCGCGGCAGACGTGATAACGGCTCCAGAGAGTGGCATTAAGAATATCACGGAATGGGCGAAAAAGCAGGGATGCTGGGCAGCGCTTCGACGGCGCGAGATCGACTATGGCCCGGGGCTCGCCAATTGTCTTGTCGAACCGCTGGACGCCAAGATCATTGAACGGGATGGAAGGCGTGACGCCGCACTTGTGTCCGGGATCGAGGCACAGACAAAGGCTGTCGAACTGGGCGGCCCGTTTTGGGTACGGCTTAGGACATGGACGGCACCGAACAAGCTGTTCACTCCCAAGGAAGATGGCATTCTGAAAGCCTGCGCAGCCCTTCCTACGAAGATTCCGTCAGAAAAACAGTGTCTTATCGCAATGGAGGTTCTGGGGCGGGCCCGTGCTTCCGGATATGTCGATGAGGATGAGGCGCCCAGAGTCCGATTGTCAGGGCGATCGCGGGTTCATTGAAGTATTACGCACGCGGGCTTCAATGGACCCGGCGCCATCCTGAAAGCTTGATGCGCACTGGACCGTCATCGGCCTCAACAGGCGCTTCTGTTTGTTTAGCGGCCACGCGGATGTTGTAGCTTGCGTTTCCCTCAGTGCGGCTGATCTCAAAAGTGTCGCCTTCCTTGGCCCCAGCTTGCCGAAGGTATCCGGTCATGTAGGTAATTCGATACTCATTTCGGGTGCCGTTGGGTGCGTGCATCCGATTGTTGTAGTAAACATAACGCAAACGAAGGCTTTCACCTTGTTCGGTCACGCAATCGATCCATGCTGATGGATTCAGGGTTTTGGCATCGAGTGAGGGCAGGAATGCCAGTAGTTCCTTTTCCCCCTTTGGTATTAGAATGCCACCCATATGGCCGCCCGTCGTGCCAACGTCATTTGCGCTAAGTGTTTTTCGGAAGGTTTGCGAAGTCATTGTTTCACCGGCATGATCTCGAGTGCACGTTTCAGGTCGTCCCCATCGCGGATGGAAACAGGGACAGTTTCATTCGCCAGTTCGCTTTTCCAAAGAGATCGATCGATCATGACCTCTTCGACAGTATCCTTGTAAAAAAGTCGGTAAACGGTCACGGGCTCGGTCTGGCCTCGTCTGTGCGCCCTCGCACTCGCTTGAGCCTCGACGGCCGGATTCCACACCGGGGTGTAATGAATAACCACAGTTGCCGCAGTAATGTTCAAGCCAGCACCCGCTGCTTTCGGGTTGAGTATCAGGCAGGCCGGGCCATCGTGCTCAGAGAACTCGTCGATGGTCGGCTGGCGAATTTCTTGCGCGGTGGACCCATTGATCGCGCCCCAATATGTAGCTGGAAAATCCCGACATGCCTCGCGGATGAGGTCGCCAATCCGGTTGAACAGCGCAAAAACTATGACCTTGCGACCGTTCTGGAAGGCCTCACGAAGGAGGGCAACCGTTCGTTCCATTTTGGGCGTGATTAGTGGCAATGAGTCTGCCCGCTCAACGGTGGCGTTCTCCGCATCAATATCAACCACGCCATCCTGTCGTAACCAAGGATGGGCGCAAACCAACTGAAGTTGAAGTGTGGCAACCAAAGCTCCGGCGACGGGGTACTTGGCCATCGTCGTTTCGCGCACATCGCGGTAATGGTCAATCAGGCGATCATCAAGTTCGAGGGGAAGGTCGATGTCGATCCGTTCCGGCAGGTCCCCGGCGACGTCCTTAACACGCCGTTTGAGGATTACTGGATCGGTTATGCGCCCCAAAGCTTGTCCAGCTTCTCTTGTATCAGGGAATTCAACCTCGAAGATGCTGCGTTCCCCCAGCATACCAGGGATGGCGAAGTCAGTAAGCGACCAAAGGTCCAACAAGGTATTCTCGACCGGAGTTCCAGTCATTGGTATCGCACGGCGACGTGGGATCGTTACGATAGCTTTCCTCCGGTTGGAATGTGGATTCTTGATAGATTGAGCCTCGTCGCAGATGACCCATGCCCATTCGAAGGCGGAAAAAATGGCGATGTCATTTACAATCGTGTCGTAGGTCGTGATCACAACGCTGGTGAGTTGGAGGTCCCGGTAGATCCCAGCACGGTGGGGACCCCGGTGAACCATCATGGAAAGCCCTGGAGCGAATTTCTGGATTTCGCGCACCCAGTTGGCAATGAGACTGGTTGGGCAGACGATCAAAGCCGGTGACGAGGAGGCAGGTGGGTCGATCATCAGTAATGCAATGATCTGGAGGGTTTTTCCCAAGCCCATCTCGTCGGCTAGAATGAGCCCACCCGTCAGGTTGATCGTTTCCCACATCCACTGAACACCACGGGCCTGATAGGGAAAAAGGCTTGCGACCAAGCCGGGTACTGCGATCTCTGACGGGAGAGATTCAGCTACGACTTTGCCTGCAATCAGGAAACTGTCTCCAGGTTCCGTGCTGATCTCCCCACCTGTGGAGCGGATAAGCTTGATGGCGAGGCTGTAGGGGATATCTGAAGGGTCAGCATCGCCCAGCGCCTTGGTGACGGCCTTCGAAGTATCCCCTGGCAGCGGACGCAATACTGTACCGTCTACGACCCACATGTGGCGGATCGACGGGGCGGGCATCAATACGGGCTCACCACGGACCATCCTGCGGCCTGCAAGTCGAATAACGATCCTTGCACCTACGCGTTCCACCTCAACGATCGGGTCAACGATCCGTTCCGAGAGGCTGAACCCGTCGGGGACCTTTCTGCGAAGTTCATCAAAGGTCTCGGGCAAATGTGAAAGGGGTTCATTCACGGGCTGCATCCTTCGTCGCCGTAAGTTCTGCCAAGCTCAACGGGACAGGTCGCCGAGTGTGTACGGCTCGGTGACAGTTTGGGCACAGTGGCACCAAGTCGAAAACGGGATCATAGGGTCTTGGTGCAGCAAGCAAGGATAGTGGTTCAAGGTGATGGACTTCAATGATACCGCCTGCGATTCCGTAGGATTTCCGTGGTTCTAGACCACAAGCTGCGCAACGCTCGCCTTTCAGGCGAATACAGAGGACCCTATTTCGCGGATTGCGTTCCCGCCGCTTCACCACGGACTCGAGGACTGCGCCTTCAAAAGCCGCAATCTCCGCAGCATCTTCTTCTTGGACCTCATTGTAGCCGATAAGTTCAGCCATTGCTGCCATTAGCGGCACAATCACTTCCCGGCAGGTCTGCGCGACCGCAACGTCATCATCAGGCGTGTCCTCGTGTCTTATCGTTGCTGTCAGACGGAACGCACCGGATGAAATTGTCCAGCAATCCCGATCCTGGCCGTGGAAGTCTACTGTCAATCACACCAGTGCGAACAAAAATATCGCGGGTACTCCGAATGCCGCCAAGCCCCAAGTGAACTCGGTCGATCCAAACACCCAGACCGGGGAAATTTCCAACAACATGGGGCCAAAGATCAAGATCAAGGCCCCGATAGAGAACAATGTCAGTCCCGATACCATACACGTCGCTGCTGTCGAGACCATCACGTCTGGCGACCTATGGCAGCCAGCACTTCGAAGCATCGGGGATTCCGGCCATGTTCCGTCAGTGTTGTTGAACAAGCACCATGACTTCTACCAGAAAATTTATCAACGTGCTGCGGCCAACGGCTACGCCGTCGAGGGTATGGATCTCCTCTTGTGGGCCTTCGCAATGGCTGAGCAAAACAATACCAATGCAGAACTAGAGCCAATTTTCGAGGACATTCGGTCCGAGATATCCAACAACCTGCGAAAGCTGCTCCGAAACCTGCCGGATCCTGAGCCTTCTGAACTGAACCCGGAAAATGACGAAGAATGAGATGATTGCCGGAAAAAGGGACCTCATCCGCAAGGAACTGGAGGACGGGACGGGCGCGGCAATAGGAGTTGCCGTCGATCAATCTGGCCTTCGCTCCGCCATGCGAATTTGGTTCGATGATCTGGATGAGCGGCATGGTCCGGTAGCGGAACTCCGTCCTTATGGTTTGAAGGCTCATCGGGTTACCATAACTCTTGGGACATTTTCCGGCAGTGTCATCCGACAGATTGCAGTCGCTTCCCAAGAAGACGTCCAGTTGGCGAGGGCGCTGGTTGCTTCAATTGACAGTGCGGTGACAGTAGACTTCCACGGCCAGGATCGGGATTGCTGGACAATTTCATCCGGTGCGTTCCGTCTGACAGCAACGATAAGACACGAGGACACGCCTGATGATGACGTTGCGGTCGCGCAGACCTGCCGGGAAGTGATTG